GCTCTTTACACCCGTCTTGTGAACCCACCAGGAGGACCCGCGCACGGTTGCACGCCTCTGATCCTTTGCGTTGCTTTGCAACATGCGATGCAACTTGAAAGCGAAAAAAAATCCCATGGGGAGCGGGGCAAAAAGATTCATAGCTGGGATTCCTCATAAGCCAGGCGAACCTCAGCAATCAGCTGCGTGGCATAGGCTTGACCGCGCCGCTTTTGAATCCGCTCGTAGTAACCGATTCGGCGATACCTCGGCCAAGCCATCAGCATGCGTGCCTCGCACCGCATCCGATGCGCTTCAGTCCAGGTAGGACCACGTTGAATGTCAGGCAGCAATCGAAACTCAATCTGCTTTGATTCAGATCCTGATCGAGTGCCGATATGGTCGAGGTTTTGGTCATTGAGTCCCATCAAGTCGAGTGGGTTAATCGGTGGTTAGTTTTGCGAATGGCTCGGGCTTTACATTCCTTGCACCATGGCTGCATGTGCTTAACTCCATGGCAAAGGTCAAAATCACCCAATGGCCTGAACGTCTTGCAATGTGGGCAGCGCTTCATTGGGAGCCCTGCCCTGGTATCCGCCATCCCGATGGCGAACGCACCAATGCAATGCCAGTTTCTTCATAAAGTTCAAACGCCTTGCACTTGATCCCTTTGGATCCACAGAAATCCTGCATGGATTGCCCACAAGATTCACAAGGCGGATCAAGAACAAGACAAAGAGTTGGTCCTTTGCGATTAATTGTTGATTTGTAATGACTCAACATCATTCGCCCCGATTCGACCCGAATCGACCTTCTTCGCCCCAATCCGCGCCTGTACCCTCACGGCACTGAATGCGACGCTGTGCACCGTAGACGTGATACTCAAGAACCATCCGGATGTAGTCAGACACCTTGCGATCGTCTGCCATCGCCAGATCTTGTAGGTCACGCTTCAGAGACTCGCCAAGATGCACCTTGACGTTGTCGAGTAATTTTTCTGATGCAGCCATATACGGAGTCACCCTAATGTCTATCTCGATCTTGCCCAGGGATACTGGCCTTTATGTTCAATGCGGATGTGGATCCCGCATGTTCATTCCATCTGAGTCTGCTACTCACAGTCCTGTTGTTTTCTGTCCATGTGGAGAAGTTGAAAAGATCGGCAAAGAAGTTCTTAACCAGCTCACATCTCGGCAGCTGCGGTCTCATATCTCTAAAAAAAACGGCAGGCTTTACCGGCCCGCCGCCAAGTCAGAGGAGAGAACGAAAAAAACACTTGCAACAAAAGTCGCTGATAAATTTGTAGAACTGTCATGAAAACAAGCTCTGTTGTTCATCTGATTTTGTATTCCCATCAATAGCGGCTGGAGTCTCTCTGCTGATGGTCAAAGCCCCTTTTGTAATGACCTCAATTTGATAGGCCCTTAAAGATGGAACCTCATCACCCCAGAGAAAAACGGCTTGGGGGGAAATCCTTAAGGCCTTAGCGGTCGCAGTGATCCCACCAAAGTATTGAATGACTGTTTGCTTTTTCATTGTGAGATTAAAGCATGCTTGAAAGATATGGCGCAAGACCCTCAATCATGCTTTGTTCACCTTTCGATATCTTGGAAAGATGAAGACACTTGCAGAACGAATTCAGCTAATAAAGGATGAGACCGGGCTGTCCTTAGAACGACTCGGTGAAATTTCTGGCGTTTCTGCGCAAGCTGTTCAGCAGTGGATCAGTGGCCACACAAAGAATATCCGTTTTGATCCTCTTTTCAGGCTATCAAGGGGAACCGGTTACTCTGCTGAATGGATTGCAACTGGTGAAGGCCCGATCAAATCACAAGAAAAGACTGATCCAGCCTTGATCATTGATATGAAGGATTTCAGTGTTAAGCGTAGAGAGTTTTTGAGCTCTGCCGTTAAGGCTTCTGTTGGGCTTGATTCCGAGAACTAATTGTTTTCTCGATCAATTCAGCAAATATCCGGCATTGAAGACTGTCTCCTGGTGCAAAGATCACTTTAAGTTTTTCGCTATTGAGCTCTATTGTTCTTGGCTTTGAGTAGCCATAAACGATCAATGTTTTAACTCCTTTTTCCTCTGCTTCTTGAAGTGCGGCTACGAAAGCGTCTATCGCATTCTGATAGTTTTTTATGCCTTGATCGCTCCTTACTTCTGCTTTTGCAGCATCAATTTCTGGACAATGGAAAACCCATCCAGAGCTGACTTTGCTGATGATTACTTGAGTGCAATAGCTTAAATCTAGGCCAGCAATTTTTTTCTCCGCGGCTTTTTTTGCCTTGATGTACCAATCTTTTTTTTCATAACTATCCATCAGAACTAATCCCATTTGGTTCCAAAAGGCAGGATGTATCCTGTTTTTTTTGCATTGTGAATAAAGCATGCTTGACCTTCTTTTTCAAGTTTGCTTGAATCTGTTTACCCCCTTGCTGCCCAGGCCAGCGCGGATGCACTAAGGGCCTGCAGTGAATGGCTTCATTCAGGACACACCAGGACAGGGGGCACTAACAGGAGAAAGAGATGAACAAGATTGCTTTTCTGATCATGGCTGTTTGTTTCGCCATCGCATCAAATGACGATTTTGATGATTACCAGGTAGCCCACGGTTCAATGTTGGTTGCTCAGTCTCATGAATAATTTTTTGGTGATTTTCGGCTTAATTGCTGGCGGGATCGCTTTGGCATGGCAAATCTACAAATTATGGAAGCAGGTTTTTGTTGATCCATTTGGAGATCGTGAGTTCCGTAGTGCTTTGCGGAAAATTGAAAAAGAAAAAAGGAGGATGCGGCCTCGATGAGCGCGCCATTCAAAATCATTGGCCTTGCCGGACAGGCAAGGAGCGGAAAAACAACCGTGGCTGACTACCTTTGCACTAAAGGTTTTCATCAGCTGGCTTTTGCTGATCCGATTGTGGATGCCTTAGTCGCAATGCTTGATGTTCCCACCGAGTATCGCGTTGATAAAAAAGAGCTCCCAATTCCGGGCTTTAGTTTCAGCTATCGGAAGGCAGCTCAGACATTAGGGACTGACTGGGGTCGTCGCATGCTGGATCCAGATTTATGGATTCAAATCATGGCTAACCGGATCAAGGCGGTCGCTGATGACAGTGACTGCATCGTGATCTCAGATGTTCGATTTGAAAATGAGGCTCGCTGGATACGAAGCCAGGGCGGAGAGCTTTGGCACATTATTCGGCCCTGCTTTGATGGTGGGGTAAGGAAACATGTATCAGAGGATGGAATTGCAATCCTCGAGGGTGAAACTGTCTTGATCAATGACAAAGGCATCGAAGATCTCTATGCCCATATAGATCCATGGCTTTGGGCTGAGGTCTATTGATCATGACCATCATTCTTGTTGCTGTATTTTTTTTGCTCTTGCTGACCGTTCCTGTGATTACTGCCATCTTCGCTTATGGCTTGATGACTCATCTGCAAAAAAGAAAATCACGAGATCAAAGAATTTCGAAAGATCTTTTTTATGTCATGACGCTGAATCGGCGGGGAATGCCATGACTGGATCCGCTGAGTTAGATGCCATCAGCGTCATCTTAATTCTTTTCTTTGCAATCATTTTTCTTGAGTTTGTCTTGGGGATTTGCATTGGAGATTACTGGGATGAATAGGCATATCTGGACGGATGAAGAAGTAGATGCCCTGCGCATTCTTTACCCAATCACCAGGACACAGGACATTGCTGATCAGCTCAATATCCCGTTGTCCAAGATTTATCACAAGGCCAAGAATCTTGGTCTCAATAAATCTGAATCCTACATGCGAGCCGAACTTACTAGACAAGGTGAAAGATTAAAAACAGTTGGAAATCCTGCCCGTTTCAAGAAGGGACACGCCTCATGGAACAAAGGCAAAAAAGGTCTTGCGCTAGGCGGTAAGCAAACTCAATTTAAGCCAGGCCATATCCCCCACACTATCAAACCGATTGGGTCTGAGCGCATTAGCCAGGACGGTTATTTAGAAAGAAAGGTAACAAACGAGGGTCCCGCTCGATCACATTACAAATTCGTTCATCGAATTATTTGGGAGGCGGCTAATGGGCCTGTTCCAAGAACGCATTACGTGACGTTCAAAAATGGAAATCGGCTGGATGTTTGCCTTGAAAATTTGGAGCTAATCAGTATGGCGGACCACGCCAAGCGGATCAGCATTATGCGTTATCCGGAAGAGGTCAGAGAAATCATGCGGCTGAAAGGCAGGCTGACCAAAGCAATCAAAAAACGGGAGAGGATAAATGAAAAACAAAATGGTTGATCTTAGAAACCACCTTTTTGCAACGCTTGAAGCCTTACAAGACAAGGACGATCCAATGGATCTTGCTAGAGCTAAGGCTATCGCTGATGTCAGCCAAACTGTCATCAATAGCGTCAAGGTTGAAATCGACTTCATCAAAGTAACAGACCAGGTCGATGCCGAAAGTAAGTTTTTCGATATCCATCCTCATCTGGAAACGCAACAGCCCAAAAAGCTTGTCGGTGTTGCATGACCAAATACGTTACTGGCCGTTATGTCATCACGATGTTTGATGAGCGCGGCACCAAGATCGGACAGTTTGTCTCCAAGGAAGGAGGCCTTCTTAGGGCCCAGGAGATTGGCGCTGATCTGATCAAAGAAAAAAGATGCCATTCGTTCAATGTGCATTTGAACGTATTCAACAGCATGGATCCGAAGGGCCCCTGGTGAGTCTTTGAGGTTAATCATGAGCATCAATATCGGACAAAAGTTTGGACGCTGGACAGTAATTTCTGCCACATCTCGCCTGGTCGGAGTTGCAAAACATAAAGCGTGGATATGCGAATGCAGTTGCGCCAGAAAGACTAAGCGCGCAGTGACCGAATATAGCTTGACGGGCCATCACAGCCGCAGCTGCGGAAAGTGCCCAGACAGTCAGTTCCGGAGATGGATGACAAATGGTCTTTCTGGGGTTGGAAAGTATCGCAAAGAACCTCTGTGGTGGAAGGAGACCCAGCCAAAATGAAGATCAAACGATTCATTGATTTAGCAGAAGAGTTTGTCGAACCACAGCCAGGTGAGATCGAGACCTACTATCCATTTACCAGGCAGGAACTCATCGATCTTTTTTTACTAGTCCGCAAAGAGATTATTGAAGAATTCTCAAAAGCAATGATCGATAAAGAATTAGAGTCCAAATCGATATGAAACTAATTTTGCAAATTGCATGGGCAATTCCAGTCCTTGCTGTTTTTATTCTTGCTTTTCCATTTGTGTACCTTGGGTTTTCAGTTCTTGCTACATGGATCCTAGCT